TTTGAGTTCACCGTATGTGTCTTTAAAATCTGGCATAAGATTACTTAGTCCACTCAACGCCAAAGCCCTGCCCCTAGCTTCAGATATATTTCCAGATAAGCCACTCTGTTGAGTGGCGTAGCCAGCGGTAGCTCCAAACTGAGACCCAAGCTGCCCTACCATAGGTGTAGCCCCTGTGTTCTGTCCAACAACCATAGCCCTAGCCCTTCTCATTTGGGCTTCTCTTAAAGCAGTGTTTGCAGTCCTTCTCTGGGCAAGTTGAGCCGACTTTTTTTGCTCCCTCGCTGCCTCTTGTTGCGCCCCTAAAGAGGCTACGCCTAATCCTAGTTGTAGTATTGAAAAAACTTCTGGCAAGGTGTTTACTCCTATCTGTAGATAAAGACCAAAGAGTCTGCTGTCTTTATATGGGGCTTAAACCCCAGTTTTGTTAATAGTCTTATGTTTTTAGGCTGTTGGTGGTCGTTAGGAAGGTGGGCGAAGATAGCTTTGTAACCCTGAATCTTGAAGAACACCCACCAATCTTTTAAAAGGCTCCTCATTTGCCTGAAGACAGACACATTAAACTTTTCTATGTCTGAGAAATGGATAAACACCAACTCTTCTGTGTACTCTAAGTCTACCCCAAAGGTATCCCCTCTGATACCCTTTAGTCTAGTACTTTCTGTTGACACCTTGTAGAACTCCAAACCCTAGTAAAACAAAGTCCTTACCTGTAGTAGACTCAAACCTAAGTCTCATATTACGGCCTGAACCTCTGCATTTCAACCTTGATGTCACAATGTTATCAGGATAATCCCATTCTGTCAAGTCACTTGGATCAACTACAGGAGTATACTTTAGTCTGTACGCCTCCTGAGCAGCAGAGGATACCGTCTTTCTGAAGTCCCAGTAGGTTGAAATCTTTAGGGAGGATTCTCTGACAGGTGTGTATCCGTCATTCTCATTTCCTGTCCAGCCTGTTTCAGTGGGTCTTAGGTAGACCTGTACGTAGGGTGCGGTCTTCTTTCGTATAAGGTCTCCCATAAAGTCGTAACCAGCTTCTGCGAAAGATACATAGTCTCCCCCACTGTCCCAATCCTTAAAGGTGGTGGAACTAAAGGATGCTATAGTGACCTTATTAGTTCCCCCTGTTCTATCCAACACTAGTAAAGCTAGGGCAGCGTCTGCTGTAGCTACTTGTGTTTCTCTCTGTACAATAATTGTGTCACTACTACTGTCAGTAATAAGAGTGGTCCCGTCATTCGCCGTGACGTCTACGTCAATGAACTCTGAGCCGAAGCTGTCTAAGTAGGCGGCTGATATAATATACTGTTTATCGTCTGCACTACCTGAAATATCCCAAGGGTAGAAGGCTTGCACAGGAAGGTCCATTATAAGCACCTTATTCTTTTTATTCTTGTCGGCGGATGACTGGCTATTTTCTGGGTAAAACCAGTATACTCTCTTATTAACTTTATCGAAGATTGCCTCACACTGTAGTTTGGCTTGGCCGTCAATGCCGTCAAAAAAGGTTTGTACTGTGCTGATGCTGAGGTTCTGTTCACCTAGTCTCCCCGATACTTTGTCTGAGACTAGGGTGTGTATACCGTTTTTAGACCACCAAATAGGAATACCGTCAGCTTCTACATACGTCTTAACTCCGTTTATTCCGACAGATGTAACTTTGTTTACAGAATATGCAGCAGGAGAGAAGATTCCCTCAACCCCTGAAATCTGCCACACCCCATTCTCGGCAAAGACTAGTAATGAAGTGCCTACAACAGCGAGCTTTTGGATGTTAGCCGCCTCTTTGATCGTTATGACACCCCCATCAGTATCTAGCAAATCACTAAGGCTCTCTGATGAAGGGTCGTTCTGTTGGTAGCACCTACCAACTTCATCAATATCGTCAACTAACCTAGAGAAAAGTATCTTACCTGCGTTCTCTGGGCTTTGAAGTCCGGCATAAAAAACACGGCCTGAGAAAGAGGCCACAGACTTAAACCTTGAAGACTCTACTGTGTCAAGACTATCCCCAAGGGTATCTGTCTGCTCCTCAACATCTGCGTTGAATGAGACTGACCGTTCCTTATTAAAAAAGTCGAGGATAAAATGGCCGTTACCTAGTATAGATGAACCAGAGAATATTTTTTCCCACTCAGACTTGTCAAAGTCCCCGTCAGAATTTTTACCAGAGTACCAAGGGTGTGTCAGTGGAGGCCAGGCAGTACTGCTATAAGAAGCGTTTGCTGCGACACCTTTAGTTCCGGTCCACCCTCCGTTAGCACTGTCATACTTCCGAGCATCGGTAACACTTGTATTAGGCTCTTCTTCGCTATACTCGTCAATGTCCCCCTGCCACTTAAAGTCCCTCACTTTAGGAGTAATCTTATTGACTACGATACTTGAGTCACTTATGTACTCAAGATAGAAAGGTTCAATAGCGGGGGAGACAACAATAAGAGACCCGTCAATGCTAGTTGTTTCAATCTTATTATCTACAACTTCAACGCTGTTACTAGGGTCTAGGTCACTATTTCCTAAGTCTACATAACTACTTCCAGTACTTCCATCAGCCTGTGTAATACTCAGTCCAGTCAACTCAGAAGCGGAGTAAGGCTCCTCTACTGTATTGTAGAAATAAATCCTGTCCCCTTCTTGTAACACCAGCCAGTTTTTACCAGCGATACCGCCTACGTTATACCAGATACTAGACGTAAAAACCTCTGTTCTTGTTGTGGTGAAACTGGAGTCAACATTACTGTTCTCTAATTCGACAGCTAAACGTCTTCGCCTAGAACCATCCCTTTCAAGGACACAGTTCCTTTCGTCAATAGAGGCATCCTCTGGGAACGTAAGCTCTCCTGCCTCAGTTACCAGACCTTTTACGAATGTGTTGACCGTTTTTTGGTTTATCGTTTGAGGCATTCTTTCGCTTCCGTTCCGTAAAATCCTTGGCAAACTCGTTTCTTCTAGCTGCCTTAGTTTGCTTCATATTCTTCAAGTAAACTTCAACAGCCCTCTTTGCTTTCTTTAAGCTAGAGTAACTTCCTTGAAGGTCTTTAGGAATAAGTCCTTTCTCAAAAGACACTCCAAAGAAACCATAACCACCGGGCTTTATCTGGATATGGACTTTAGTAACGAGTTTGTCAGATGTGATCACACAAGTCTGTTTCTCCGTGTTCTCTTCTATGTTCATGTTCTACCGTACATCGGCCTCTTGTTTACCTGCTCAGTCTTGTATAAGTCATTTCTAATATGAGACTTCAGCCTACGAGCAGCTTGCTCCACCTTAGGATCAGTACCCGACTTAAACAAGGAGAAACACGTTGACTTAGCTTCAGCTAAGAAGTAAGGAAATAGTGTTTCATCCAGATCGGGTACAAAACTATCTGTTGTCGAGAATGTGGGGAAGAATGAACCGAAAGCCCTTGTCTTAGACTGCTGAAGAGTAGACTCGATTGAAGCATCGTAGGCGTTCATAATGATATTTTCATCGTCGAAGGACGTGTAGTAGGTAGGCATAGTATCATTACTGACAAAGATGTCTAGGTTACCGCTAAGAGTTTCAACCTTTAGTCCGTTTTGGTTCATACTCTCAAGAAAGTAGTCATGGTCTACATACTTAACTTCAGTATAATTCTCGCCTGAGGCCGCTGTATTGTACGAAACTTTACTTACTTGTTTGACGTTTGTAGGATACTTAAAATGGGTAGGCCTTGTGCTGTCAGCTAGTGCCGTCAAGTCCATAAGCTTCTTATGCTCTGGGATGTCTCGGCCTGCTATTATGTTATAGTAAGTATCTTCTATAACAGAAGCAATCTGCTGCGCCTCTACCGTATCACTGATGGTATTCACGTCCTCTGAGTCCATATCACTCAGGATTGACTGAACCATCTGGAGAAGTGTACTCTTCATTAAGTTCCCTCCACACAAACAACAATGGTAGTATCTACATGGGCTGTAGCACCACCGTTGCAGCTTATCTTTACATAATCTGAGCCAGTTACATCCTGATTACTGGCGGGTACTAATGTGTCAGTATCTCCTGCCGCAGAACCAGACTGGGTAATCGTAAGAGTTCCCATGGAATTGTTGCTTGAGTCGTATACTGTAAAGATAACATCGGAACCAGCTATAGCTCCACTAAGAGTAGTTTGTACCTTAGCAACATTACCTGCGTATGGGATGGGAATGTATATGTCACCTGACGATGCTATATCGTCAATGTTCAAGACCAGTGTATAGGGACGAAATTTCCAAGAGCCACTACCAGACCCGTCAGCAACATAGACCCGACCAGCCCCTGAGGTATTTGCTCCTTTAGGTTCATGGCACTCTGAACCAGTAAGTGAAGAATGAAGTGTCATTGTGAACCTCTATGTATAGGAAGGTGGCCCCAGTTAAGGGACCACCAAGTTAGATTAAACGGAAGGGTCAGTTACGACAGTAACGATACCTTCAGGGCGGTACTTCTTGACTCCGTAACGAGCAGTAGTTACATACTCATGCCGTTGGTAGTCTTTGTTGTACTCGTAGTCAACTTCAGGCATTTGTCTCCAAGCACCAACAAAAGGATTGGATGCAGGGTCAGCCGAGAAGAACAAGTTAGCTACACCATTGTCAGACGAGAAGTCATTAGTGGTGGTACCATCACGTTCTTTCAGAGCCGAGTCAGAGATAGTAGACTTGAGGAAGTTGGACGTGTATACGTCGAAGCCATAAACATTAGCAATGAAACGCATACCAGTAGTTGCACCGTCTCGGACGATACCTTCCCACTGAGGGTTGTTGCTTACATTTACGAGGTTAGTCAGAGTTGACATCTGGAACTCAACCGAAGGATCAACGATAGCAACCAAGTTACGATCACCGACCTTAGACTTCTTCAGCGCATAACGGGCAAAGGCAAAGTCTGCGACTTCGATTTTACCGGCGTTACCACCAGAGATACGATGCGAAGCACCGTCAAGAGTTTCAGCGGAGTTAGCTGAGACACCCACTTCAGACATAGCCAGAGACATTGACTCGAAGTGTTCCATGATAGCTCTTGACTGTTCTGGAACAAATCTCGACTCTAGTTCAGCAGAGTAGAATGAGTCCTGTGCAGCTTTCTTAGTAACATAAGTAGCTGACTGGAGGTACTCACCAATAGTGAACGAGAACTCGGCAGTATCCAGTGGTGTGTATGACACGGCAGCATCTTCAGTGTAGTTTGCCACGTCAATTTCACCGATAGTCGGAATAGTGAAAGTAGACCCGTCAGGGAAACCTTCCAACATTCTGACGTACTTCTGTGCCATCATTTCATCCCGAAGGATGTCTTTAAGTTCTGAGGACCATACCTCAGAACGAATTAACCGACCCATATCGGTATTTGAGGAAATCATACCAGCCATTAGACTAGTCCTTTCTAAGTGTTACCAAACTTATCCCCCAACCTCATTTTGTCTTCCATGAGTTGTCTTTGGACAGAGGGGGTAAAGTATTTGGATGAGTTTTCCCGACGCATTGCCTGGTAATAACTCCAGTCACGTTCCGTCGAGGCTTGAAGGTTGACACTTTCTGTCCGAACAGACCCGCTTACCATAGGCTGTAAGGTCTTATGTTCTTTGCCAAGCAGAGTAAAGAAAGCACTAGGAGACTCAGAAGCAATTTCCTGCATTTTTTCTGGGGACATACCTAGTTCTTTAGCCTTCTCACTAACCTTATTAGGAGCAGCATCGCCGTATTCCTTTTTAAGGCTCTCTTCTACGAGAGCAATATTCTGTCTCACAACAGTATCTTTCTCTCTCTGGCTAAGTGTCTTTTCGACAAGGCTCTTCAGGTGATCCTCACTAACACTTGACGGGGTGTCGCCTAAATTAGTGCCTCCTGTATGGTCAGACTCTTCAGAAAAAACGGAGGAGGTATCCGTAGCCTTGTTCTGAAGTGTTTCGAGAATTTCTTTGGCATAGTCCTGTTTATTCAAGTCTACTCTCATTTCAGCAAGCTGACCTTCAAGATTTTGAATATAAGTATCTGCCTCAATTTTACCTTTAGCAAGTACTTCAGGGTCTCTCCAATTCTCGCCTTTCGTCTGTGCGAGTTGATCAACAAAAGAATCTTGGGTTTGTTCTGGTGTGATCGGCTCTTGTTGCCCTATGGTTTGGGCTTCTTCAAAGATTGTCATTAGTTACCTTTCGGTTAAGGTTATTAAATTTAGCAGGTCATCAAGTACAGCATTGTACTCATTGACTGCAATTTGACGATACTCCCAATTAGGAATATCGTAGTCTCGAACACACTCCTTCTTAAAGTAGTTTTGTTCGAGTACTTCTTTTAGGTCATCAAAGGCATTGCGGTGAGCAAGGACTTCTCCTCTACGCCTCTCCTTCTCTGACTTAGGTACGTTTTTAAACCAAACTGAGTTCATCTAAAATCTTACCTTAAATGAAAGGCCGTTAGGGCCTACGTCCACCGACTTGTTTTTCTTTTTTATAGTGACGCCGGAAAGACCCAGTGTTGTTTTTGTCTTACTTTTAACAGGCCGAGTAGCTTTTTTAGCTGTAGGTTTTCTGAATCGCTTACTTAAGAACTTCATTCTATTGTTGATGTCTGTCATTTTAAATCCCTAGTTCAGCCTTCTGGGCGAGGTCTTGCTCGTTCTGCATCTCGGCCTCTTGCATCACTTGTTGGGTAGCTAATTGCTCAGAGATAGCCACATTATCACTAAAGAGTTCTGGTTCACCAAGCTCTTCTGAGAGTATCCTAGCAAACTCTTTACCTGATAGGTGTGCTGCAACAGACGGATCAGAAAGCTTAAGCTGGTATAGTTGCTGTAAGTTCTGTATCCTCCTAGCCCTCTCTGCAAAGTGCCTAGCACCGATTGGCACAATCTTACCCTCTGCTGTAATATCGTCTTTAGTAATAGACTTAAACACTTCGACGCCATAGTCTTTGTCTAACACTCTTACCACGTCTGACGTATTAAGGTACCTTCTAGCCATCTCCAACATACTATTCAGGATTGGCTCTAGGAAAGTTCTTTCAAGGTGTGCTGTCTTATGTTCAAAGATGCGGGACGCAGAGTTTTGTAGTGTCTGTACTTCGAAGGCTGTCTTCTCTCCAGGAGTACGGAAACCCATTGCCTGTTTAGGGGCACCTGCCATCTCTTCCATCTTAGCTTCGAGTATCTGGATTTGAAGGTCGGCTTGTAGTGCGGTGGCATCTGGTGCCATGTAACCTACATCACCCTCTTCCCCCATGTATATACGGGCACCAGGCTCAAATTCAAAGTCTTCTACGTCTCCCTTAACCTTCAGGATTGGGTAGGCGATCTGGTCAAAGACATCTGCCTTAAGGTTCTCTAGGTGGTCGATGCGATATTGCATACCGACCAAGTTGTCTAGTGGACCCATTGCGTAGAGGTTGTCCGGTCTTGGTCTCCAACCAGCGTGGTAGATAGGTGAACCCGCAAGCCAGCTTGGGTTCTGTTCGTTAGAAAGTACATAGGCTCTATCGAGTACCGTGATAACTCTATTTGAGTGGAACTCGTTATCGCCTTTTTCGTAGATGTCCCCGTAGAAAGTCAGAACCTCTACATAGTCTGACTCGTAGTACTGCCGAATATTTGAGAAGCCATCAGCTACGTAGGCGTCACCCTTATACTTGTCATCTCCACCTAGTACAGAACTTCTTGCGGCTAGACTTTTTTCAAACACTTGCTTGAAATGTTCGTTCTCAGGGTTTTCGTCGCACATACGTTTGATGTCACCGAGAGACTTTAGGCTTCTAATTACCTTAGGTGTTGACTCAAAGTCTTTTGCCGAAGGGTTAAAAACAATATCAAAGGGAGAGATACGAACTAGCTTAGGCCCTATGTAATCAATTACAACTTCGTCTTCAGGGCCTGTTAAATACTTCTGCTCCCAGTTTAAGGTGGCGAAGCAGTTTCCGTACTGGATATAGTCGTACAGGATGTCGGAGCAGGTATTGACAAAAGCTGACTGCCTAACTTTAGTATCTAGGTAGGCCTGGATTATATCCCTCTTAGCCTTTAGCTCTGGGCCACCCTTCTCTGCCTCAAACTTCATCCACTGTCTTCTAGGAAAGAGAGTAGCAAAGTAGTTTGCATGGAGGTTATCCATGATTTGAGTTAGTTTCGGGGTTGTTGTCGAGTTTGACCAAGGCAACATAGAGTTTTGGGTGGTCTTTGTATCCGTAGCGTATAGGTAGTTCCGTAACTCTTTTTTCTCTTCTAACCACTTACTACGAAGCTGGTTCCACTCATTCCATCTTGAGGCTATTTCTACCGCCAAGGTATCTGGATTGAGGATTTGTTCTATGTCTATGCTGTTCATTACCCAGTACCTCTGAATCTGTTATTAGCCCAGACTATATTAGTCCTTTTGCCTTTACTATAGGCCTTAGATGGTTTGACTGCTAAGTCTACTACAGCGGCTAAAGCATCTTTTACATCGTCATGCGGAGGATTACGACTTGATAACTCTTCTTCAAGCACCTGTATATTACCTCCTCTGTAATGCCAGATAGAAAGGTTATCATATCTAGGCTCTAGGATAGCAGCAATTCTTTCTTCCTTACTGCCCTTATTAGGACGATATTCATTAATGCTGAGAGACAACCCATGCTCTTTAATTAGCTCTTTCAGTTGTCTGACGATAGCTTTCTGAGCTACTGTAGTCTCTGCCCGAAGTTTTCTAAAACCCCACTTAGTTACTAAGACCAAGGCATGTTCAAAGTACTCAGAAATTCTGTCCGTTTTGAATCTGTCGATGTCAAGTATAAACACATTATTTGAATTGTCAATACCTATTACGACAATAGCTGTATAATCTGCCTTTTTATTTAAGCTAAATGCAAAATCAACAGCAGCGAAGACGTTCAGCCTATTCTCTTTGTAGTACCAGTGCCCCTGTTCTAATACTAAGTGTTTACGGTCATAGTACTGGAACTTGTCTGATCCTACAGGAACATTGTCTGGGTCAGAGGGGTCATTATAGTACTGTGCCCTAAACTGCCCTTTGTCCAAGTACTGTCCACGCTTCTTTGCCAGCACTCTAATATCAAAGCCAAACCACTTACCATCTTTGCGGTGTTGTCTAGGCCAGAGAAACTCTCCTGTACCATCACCGTCTTCTTCTACGGGTCTCTCAAAGACTTCGTAAATATTCTCTTCACCAACCTTAGTGCCTTTGTGGTCGTACTGGTCCTCGACCATTTGAAGGAGGTCATTATAAAGGTCTGCTGGATGGTACCTGGTGCCTACCACCCATTCCTTTGCCTCTGCCCCTTCAATGGAGGAGAGAAGGGAGTATTGACTCTTAACCTTCCCTCGGCCCTCACCTGTGTACGCATTCTCGTAAACAACAATATCGTCCAGAACAGCTATGTCACAGTGCAGGCCAGTCAGTGATGTTGTCAAACCACCTGTAAACACAGACGGGTCTCTAACATTTTCCTTCTTTCGCTCTGGGTGGTCTAACATAATCTCTGAGGTAGTCCACCTAGCCCTTTTACCTTCTTCAGCATTAACGTGATCAGGCCAGTATCTCTGGTAAGCCTTGGAGGTAAGTATCCCTTTGATGAAACCTAGCTGCTTCTCTGCAAGGTTTGCTGTAGCAGAGATGTATAATATTCTTAGAGTAGGGTCTCTGGTTAATTCCCAAGCCACTCTAAAGGCAACAAGACGAGACTTGCCGTGGTCTCTTGGGAATAGAAGTAGTTGATGAGTCTTTGAATTTTCCCTAGTCCACCAGCTACATACATCTTCGTGACACTGCCCTAACACCTGTTCTGGAGCTACCAGCTTAATAAAGGTAACTAAGTCGTTTTCTGCTGCAAGTCTAATATCGGAAATTGACACAGACATATTAGTCTCTAATACTCCTGAGGTACTGCTCTAAAAGCTCTCTGATAGACTTGATGTTCTCGTCCATTCTAGCCATTGTAATAGCCTGACCCTGGACTACCTCTCCAAGCCCCTCAATCTTAGTGTCGTGTCTAATTATATCGGTCTGTGCTTTATCTAGGTCGTTCCTTAAAGTGGAGACGAACCACACGAGAGATACAGTCTGCATAAGTATTGCAAGTATCAGTGTTATAGGCACAGACTTTGACAGGTGCCAGCTATTGTCTACCATAGTGTTCTCCTTAAGTCTAGGGTTTTAGTAAAGTATCCCTAGTCTTATTAGTAAGTAGGCCAAATCACACTCTGGGGAAAACCTGACTGTTGTGGTACATCTAGTAGGGCTTGTCTATAATCGGCCAACGCCTCTTGTTCCTCTGCCGTTAAGGAGTTCCACCTAAGGACATGACCAGCAACAGGGTCAACCTCTGAGACAAGCAGTTCATTACGCTTTCTACGGACTTCGCCTGCTTGAATCTCGGCTGGATCAGGTGTAGGCGGGGCCGTAAATTTAACCGTAGTCTTATCTACTTTCATTAGGTTGAATAAGCTGCTGACGTCAAACACTGCCCCTACATCACTTGGGTTACAGGTGAAAGGCACCCACCCAAATTTAGGGTGATTGACTTCGCAGTCTATTGTAGTCTCGGAAGACCACTCTGGGTTTTTATATTCCATTTTCTTAACTCCTTAAACTGTTCTAACGTATAGTGCAGGGTAGTACTTTGTATTTGCGCCTATCCCACTTGTATAGAGCCTAGCCTGACCAGACTGAAGTGCCCTCCATGTCCCTGAAACGGCTGTTCCTGTGGGGGCGGCTGTACCTGTCATCTGTATAGTCGCAAACCCATTTTGACTACTTGATGTCGTGTAGACCAGACCACTGCCTGCGTAAGTAGAGTCTGCGGTAACCGAAGTGTTTGAAGTCCCTGTTGTACTTTGATACAGAACCATAGTTGTCCCTACCGCCCCAAGACTACTAGAACCAGAACTAGCTTCTTCCCATGAAGGAAGACCTGAGGATACCGTCAGTACCTCGTCCGTTGAGCCTATGGCCAGGCGAGCAAAGGCTCCGCCAGCGGTACGGTAATATAGGTCTCCAGTCGCATCCGAAGTTACGTTGACTGTCGGGGAGGTCAAGGTAGGTGACGTCAGCGTCTTATTGGTAAGGGTTTGGGTTGTAGAGTTGGCGGTTATCTCCACCCCTTCAACAGCTAACTTACCTGCTGACACCCTTGTAAGTGTCGTATCAGAAGCATGTCCTACGTTTATTCCCGTAAACTGTGGACTATCCCCTGTACTGACGCCTTGATCTATAGCCTTAACGTCAGCTAAAGCAGTAAGCTCAGAGTCCATTAAGGCCCCTGCACCCTGTACATCACTAGACGTGATGTCTGCCCTAACTTTGGTAGAAATCTGTGCCCCAGTTACTTTTTTCGAAGTACCTGCCTCATTAATTTCAAATTCATTTGCGTCAACTACGGAGCTTGCTCCGGTAAGCTGAGATATTTTTACATTAGCCATTTAGTAAACCCTTTTCCATGCTCCGTTTGTGTGTTTGTAGACTGCTTCTGGTCGGTCCCAAGTACCTTGCCATTTTACGAATACCTCCGAGTCTTTCCAAGTACTGTCATCTTTAACGTACATATCCCCTGAAAAAAGTATTCTAGTCGGGTCTCCGAGGATACTGCCTTCCGCTTTATTTTGCACGAACCTGATAGACCTTGTATCAGAGCCGCTTTCTGTTTGTCGAGTATCTCCGTTTTCCGTTGCTCTTGTGTACTCTTCGTCAACAGCTTCGTATACCCCGAACCAAGCGTGTGTTCTTCTTCCTGTTGCGCTCAGGCTGGAAGTACCTGAAACAAGAGATACAGCGGGGTACGCTCTTATAGCTAAGGAGACAATACCTGTTGAAGCTGATAAGCTACTGCTAGTCTGTCCAACAAGCCCTGCTACCGAAACGATACCTGCGGAGGTTGTCAAGGAACCGCTTGGTCTTCTTATCGCATTGGCTGTCGCATTAAGATCAGCCCCAACGTCTTCAGTAACTCGTCCGTCGCCAGCTTCTGTTACCCTACTATCACCTGCCTCAGTACGTCTTTCCTGGTGTACTCCTAAGGAAAGTTCGACCCTTGTTATCTCTTTTATAGAGGTTGAGAAACTCCCTGAGGCGACTAAGGATACTTCAGGCCTGCCTATTTTTCCTGCCTGAGAGGTCTGACTACTCAGAGTAGAAAAGTCTACGTAAGTCCCTAGAGTTACTTGGGCCACGCCAGTTAAGGCACAGCTTCCAATCTCTGTAACCCTACCGTCCCCTGCCTGAGTTACCCTTGAGTCACCGTCTTCTGTTACCCTTTGCTCCTCAGACACGTCTGAGTCAAAGGCTCCGAAAACTGTTTTCTCTGCGGCGTCTAGTTGACTACCTGAGGCAGTAAGCGATGTCTCTCCGTTGTAGTCTGCCCTACCAGTAAAAGATACAACACTAGTTGCAGTGACATCCGAGGCTACTCTTATTATCCCTTTTAAGGCACCTAAGAAACTCCCCGAGGCGACTAAGGATACTTCAGATTTGTTTACTCTTCCTGCTTGAGAGGTCTGACTACTCAGAGTAGAAAAGTCTGCGTAAGCCCCTAGAGTTACTTGGGCTGTTCCACTTAAAGCACAGCTTCCAATCTCTGTAACTCTGCCGTCCCCTGCTTGAGTTACCCTTGAGTCACCGTCTTCTGTTACCCTCTGTTCCTCTGATACGTCTGAATCAAAGGCTCCGAAAACTGTTTTCTCTGCGGCGTCTAACTTACTCCCTATGGCAGTAAGCGATGTCTCTCCTCTTCTTATTCGTAAACCCAGGAAGGTTGCCGCACTTGTCGCAGTAATATCTGAGGCTAAATCCTCAACAGTAAAGCCTTCTGTGATCCTTCCGTCACTGGCTTCTGTTATTCTGGGGCTTCCGTCCTCTAGTGTTCTCCAACCTTCGGGAGCGTCAGCAAGGGAGCCTAAGGGGGCCGATCCTAACGGCGCAGCACCTAGCAATTAGGATACCTTTACATTATGAAGTTGAGCCATTATGGCTTTTTTCTTACAGTTCCACTCGGTCCAATATGTGTCTCCATTGAAAGTAAAACTACGTTTTACTACGGCGTATCGTTGACGTACCCTATCCGCCCAAGTATCCGCTAGTGTACTTAAACAATCTGCTAAGGCTTCCTTACAGTCTGGGTTATGCTTACCCCCCATAGGGTCGTTTACAACCCAGTGTTGGCAGTCTTCATTGGTGGTTTCAGGATCATAAGCCTTAACTAACGTGTACTCTTCGTCGAGCGACGTGTACTCAGATACATTGAAGAAATCAAATGGATCGGAGATGACGGCCTCGCTCTCTATGTAAGCCTCTAACTCAGTTAAGGTATATATATCCTCCTCTACTTTGTACTCGTCCTGCCAGACAATACTATCTTCGAAGAGGGCTAGCGCTTGGGGGTTTACTCTATAATTCTCTAGACGGGTCACTTCTTCATCCCACCCGGTATCCGAAGGCCAAGTGGTCCTGAAGGTGGAGGGATGGTCTGGGTCTCCTATAATATCATCAAAGAACTCTAATAGAGTATCTAGGTCTGTCTCTCCACTGAAATCAGCTTCAAGCGCCGTATAAAACTCTGGGCAACCACCATAGTAGTCTAGGGTTTCTGAGTTGAATACCATCACGAAACTGCTCCATAAACATGTGAGTCTGAGCCACTAAACGTGCAGGAGTAGCTATTTAAGGCTACGGCCTTACCAGCAGCACCGCCGGTTCGATATGAGTCGCCTCCAGCAGCACCCCAACCGCCGCCGCCAGCACCACTAATTTTATAACTACCCGTGCCTGAATAGGTTGCACCTGGCCCGCCTTGGGTTTCAGCAGCACCGCCCTGCCCACCATCGGCATACAGGGTATCTGCGCTTCTTGTGGAAGAAGGGAAGTAACGGCCACCACCACCGCCTCCAGATGAATAGACAGTCCAGTTACCCTTCTCTGATGCCGCATAGGCGTTACTGCCTGAGCCGCCACCACCGTTACCCCCGTAACCGTGGTAATTGCCGTACTGAGAATGTGAGCCATCATTACCTAATGAACCACCAGCACCGCCGTTAGCATAGTGTCCATCACCACCATCGCCACCACCAGCACCGCCGCCACCGCCGCCGCATCTATTAGAGGACTGGTTCAAATGACCACCGCCCCCACCGCCACCGCCACCGCCAATATAGCCAGTGGTAGTTTTGATTATCACATTTGATCCCAAGCTGATTGCAACACCACCTGCACCGCCGTTTGTTGACGTGTGGCTATTTGCACCACCGTCACCACCAGCACCGCCCTTGCCCATGATGTTACCGTTGTTGATGATGTAAAGACCTTGTGGAAAAGACCCTATTGTCAAGGCAGGAGTAGACGTGGAGTCGGACCAGACGTAGATGCCTGAATTGATAGTAACAACCACAGGGGCTGTGCCATTCCATCCGGCGCTTGAAGCTAGAGTGTTTAAGTTTACTTCTTGTTGATTTGAAGATATTGTAAAAGACAGCCATAGCTGAGTTGAATTTAGCTTAACTTGACTAAGACCAGTACCGTTGAAGGTAGCAGAAGTGATAGTTTTAAAGTCTATGTCTTGACTCACCTCAGCCTCCCCATCATGTAGTAATAGTCAAAACGCCAGATGCTACCGAGAACGTAGCTCCTACAGGGCCTTGTGAACCTGTCGCACCTGTGGAGCCTGCTGGACCTTGTGGTCCTGTAGACCCTGTTGGGCCTGTGTTACCTGTGGCACCTTGAGGACCGGTTGCACCCTGAGGTCCGGTAGCTCCATCATCCCCATCGGAGCCATTAGAACCATTTGAGCCATTTGAGCCTGCGGCTCCTGTATTACCGGTCGGACCTTGTGAACCTGTTGCGCCCTGAGGACCAGTGGCACCCTGAGGTCCGGTTGCTCCATCATCCCCATCTGAACCCGCTGCACCTGTATTACCGGTCGGACCTTGTGGACCCTGAGGACCCTGAGGACCAGTGGCTCCAGTTGGGCCAGTCGCACCCTGAGGACCTGTTGCTCCATCATCCCCATCAGAACCAGCAGCCCCTGTCGCACCTGTTGAACCTTGAGGACCAGTATTACCAGTCGGACCAGTGGCACCCTGAGGACCAGTGGCACCCGTTGCCCCATCATCCCCATCTGAACCCGCTGCACCAGTGGCTCCAGTTGGACCTTGGGAACCAGTCGGGCCGGTTGGGCCTTCAAGATCAGTGTAGCTGCCCCAAGTGCCGTTAGGGTTCTTGAAGCGAAGTGATGTACTAGACCAAGCATGATCAGGTGCGGCCCCAGTTGAACCTGTAGAGCCAGTCGCCCCTGTTGGACCCGTGGGGCCTGTGGCACCTGCTGGACCCTGAGGACCGGTTGCCCCATCATCACCATCTGAACCCGCTGCACCTGTATTGCCAGTTGCACCCTGAGGACCAGTGGCACCAGTAGCCCCATCATCACCGTCTGAGCCATTAGAACCATTGGAGCCTGCTGCACCAGTAGCACCAGTCGGGCCAGTTGCTCCTTGAGGACCTGTAGCACCTGTCGGACCTGTGTCGCCTTGAGGACCAGTAGCACCAGTCGGACCTTGTGGACCCTGTGGACCGGTAGAACCTAATACGTCAATATCTTCTGCCAGCACAGGGATGAACACCTTAGCTGTCCCTGTGAGACTAAGCAGACTGCCTGTACTACTCTCCATCAATGTTCTTGAGAGAGTGGTCCCTGAAGACGTGTAGGTGCCTACCCCGATCTCCCAAGCACTTGCTTCTTCGATAACGTACCTAACAGAGTCTCCGTTAGATACCCCCGCATCAGCGAAAGACTGGTACGCTTCCTCAGCAGAGCCTAAGGTAACAGTACCAGTCCCTGTCGTGCTTGTGTTCATCCAAGCCCTATTAACTAATACAGTCATAGACTATCCTTAAGCAATAGTGAGGTCGATATTTCCTATAGAGAATTGTAGGCTATCTCCATCAGCGATAGTCTTAGCTGCCGTCAAGGCCCCATGCCAAAGGAGGTTTCCTGAGGTTGATGCGTCAAAGATACCTAAGTGCGTCACCGAACCCCAACTTCCGCCGGAGGCTGTAAAGGTTACCGCACCTGAGTTAGACGTTGTACCACCTGGGCTTGAACCAGCATTAAACGAAACGGACTCTCTTCCGTATCCGTTTCCAGATAGCTCTGTACCACCGCCTGAGTCTGAGGGTGCCGCTGTGTATAGAGCTACATACCAAGTAGTCGGACGAGTGGCTGACCCTGTGGTCATCATCCAATCCAGTAGTAGTTTTTCTGCGTAGTCTGATAGTGCCGCCATTTGTTTTCTCCTTTAGCTGTCCACCTTAAACCAAATATCTTGGTCTGATCCACCTGAAGGCGCTGATGTACTCACCGTCACCTTTTTAACAATACTGAAAATGTCAGTCCCCTCAATTTGAAGGCCTCCAGCATTTAGAATGTCATTACTATTCATGTCCAAGTCAGCCGACATACTGTTAGGACTGCTACCATCTCTTGAGACTGTGTTATCCAGGGAATCCCTAAGAGCCTCAAAGTTATTATTCAATTGAGTTGTCGAGGCATAACCAGAGGTAATAGTTGTTATAGTAGGTTTTTTAGCCATCAATGCACCTTTAACCCTAGTCTGTTAGCGTCTTCATCAAGAAGTTTTATGGCTTCCCTGTCCAAGTCTTCTTCTTCTTTTTCTCTCAGCTTCTTCTTAGCCTTTGAGGCAGTGTCTTTTTCAATCCACCCTCTGTCTAAAAGAAGTTTAGCCGCAGAGAAACTACTGCGGCCATTTGACTTCATCTCTTCAGCAATAGCTAGTATAGCCTCGGATTTGACTTTTACTTCCGCTTCTCTCCTCCACTTTGCCACATGGACCTTAAGTTGAGGGGCTTCTCTTATAACTTCCCATACGGGCCAACTTCCAAACACAGCAGTAGCAAAAGAATACTCAGTGGGGTCGTGAGAAACCAAACTACGATAAAGTTTATGAAGGGAGAGATAAGTCTTACCCTTTACTTCTATATCTTCTTCTTTCGTTGTGAAGATGACGTGAGTTGTGTCGGTGTACGATAGTTCATAAAATAAGGATTTAGTCCTTACAACACCTTTAATAGTCTTAGTCTTGTCTGGTCCAAATAGCATAAGGGGGTTCTCCTAGCAGTTATAAGGAGAAGTATAGCACAGGTAGAAAGGGGGTGTCAAGTCTTATTTTAGGGTATAGTTTAAATTATTTTCGGTAGAAGTGAAAATAGTTGTTGACAACATTGTCAAACATAGGTATAATTTCATTACCCCTTCCGGGGTTCCTATACACTTATCTATGTTCAAATGCTACATAAGTATATACCCGCCGAGGTATCACCTGTCAAGGGGTGGTGCCTCTTTTTTTTTAAGAGGTCATAATTTTTCCTAGAAAATATTCAGTTGTGTTGTACATATATAGGAACCCCCGAGACCCCCTGCTGGGGTAGCGCCACGATTTGAAATAAATATACCAGATGCGGGCGGA